GTGGTGGTGGTTAGCGTCACGCCACCGGTGATGGTGGATGTCTCGACCGTCACGTCATCGTCCGAGGAATGCACCGTGTCTACGCTACCGTCCTGCTCCTGGTACATGGTCTGGGTGCGCAGCAGCACCTGGTTCGGCACCGTGCTGATGTCGGTGACCAGGCTATAGGTCCGGGAGAAATCCTCGTAGCTATAGGGCGTGGTGGTGGTGACCGTCGGCGCATCGCTGTCGTCGATCTCGTCCGGCCGCCCGTCGGAGTAGCTGCGCAAGACATGCGTATGGACGTCCGTCACCTTGGTCAGGGTGCCGGTGAAGGTGGATGTCGTGTCGTCGTCCAGGTTCCAGCCATCCGTATCGGGGAAGTCGTCCTCTGGATCCAGTGTGATCGTATCACCGGTGACCAGCGGATAGACGATGTCCTTGTCGATCACGTTATAATAGGCATAGACGTATTGCGCCGTGTAGTTGAAGTCGACCGGCGTGAAGACATTCGGGAGTTCACTCGGAAACGTGACTGTGATCTCGTTCGCCGCCTCGTTATAGTCCGCCGTCCAGGCGAGATCATAGTCCGCGGGACGGTTCTCCAGCACCCACTGCTCGGCCCAATAGTCCGGATCGGCCGGGCCGACCACGACCGTCTGGACCCAGATGTCCTGACCAGGTCCTGGTCCCGGCGTGATGAAGGGAGCGACGACATCCCCGTCCAGGGAGCCGACGAGCTGAAGAGAGCCAGAGGGCAGGCCGACCTGGTCATAGTTTTCGTCTTGGCTCGCCCAACGATAGAAGGACCGGAACCTCATGGCCGGGCCATAAAGATAGCCGTTGTGGAAGGTATCGCTCATGCTGTCCTTGGTTCCGGACAGGATGTTGCGCACCACCAGACTCTTCAAATAGTCGGGCCGATCGGCTTCGTCCCCGGCCATGTTGTACACGACCGAGGACACGACGATCTTCTTCTTTGTGAAGATACCCACGAGGGCCTACTCCGTGACGTCGAGAGCCAGGTTGGTCCGCAGGATACCAAGCACTTCGTCGACCTGAGCGTTCTTGAACTGTTCCGGCGCCAGCAACCCTTCGTCGATCGTCTTCTGGGTGATCCAGGCATCGGTATAGAGCTTGACCGCCTTGGTCTCGGCGTCCCGCTTGTAGGAGGTGATCTGCTGGTCGTAGAGCGCCTTCTGCTTGCCCACCGCGCCGGCGATGGAGGTTGTCCCGTCCGTGCGGGTGTCGCTGGTCTGGGAACGCTGCACCTCGACCTGCTCGGCGAGCAGCACTTCCTGCTTGGGCAGGATGTTGGAGTTGGTGAAGTCGAGGCCCTCACCCTGCTTCGCCAGGTTGGCGTAGGTGGCGTCCTCAGTGGCGATCTTCATCTTGATGAGGCCGTAGTTCACCTCGGCCGTCTCCGCATCGGTGCGGGACTTGGCCAGGTCCATCTTGGCGGTCTCGATCGCAATGCGGGACTTGGTGACCTCGAGCTGCGCCGCCTGCGCCTGAGATTGAACCAGGATGTTCTGCCAATACGCCTGGTCCTTGGCCAGGAGGAACTGGGAGGAGGTCTGGAGCGCCGCGGCGATCACGCCCACATAGGCTTTAGTGTACTCGGCGCCGGAGATGCGGTTCGCCTCGTATTCCACCTGCAGGTGCTTCACCAAGCTGACCATCAGCCGGTCGAAGACACCCGAGCCACCCACAGCACCGGTGGTGAGGTCGCTGATAGCGATCGGCGTGATCGGCTCATAGAGAGGGCCGGTCTCCGGCGGCTGACCGAAGATCGGCAAGTCCAGGTCGATGTCGGGGACAGAAAAGTCCAATCCCGCCGTTAGGTTGTCGAGTAGGGTCCCTGCGAGTTCGTCGGCGCCTGAGGCGGTGGCGGTCATGTCTGTCCCCGTATTCTCAGATAATCGTGTAGATAATCAAATAATAATTATCTATTAATCCTGACCGGCAGCCGCGGCCTGCGCAGCGGCGAGACGGGAGAGTTCCGCGGTGGTGAGCGGCTCGAGGACCTCGAGAGCGAACTCACGGGCCATGGCGCTCTCGACGACCATTTGGCCCTTGGAGTTCTTGCGCGTCGTGATGTTGACGAACTCGCGCTCCTTGAGCTGCTGGTAGATGCAGTACGGCACATGGTAGCCGTTGTCGGTCACCGCACCGTAGGGGATGAACTTCTTGACGCCGCCGATGACCCGGTTGGCGAAGGTGAAGATCTCGCCGGGCAGATCCTTCTTGCGGGGATCCAGGTTGGTGATGCGCAGGCGAACCAGCCTCATCTGCTCTTCGATCTGCTGCTGGCGGAACGACTTCACCGGCGCCTTGGGAGCGTCGGCCTGGGCGGGTGCCACGGACTTCTGCGGGGCTTCCTGGATCTCCTCCTGGGCCGGCTCCTGCTTGTCGACCTGCTCGCCATCGAGCTTGGCCTGGACCCTTGCCCGCAGTGCCTCGACGCCGATGTTGTTGGAGAACGTGACGCCCATCAGGCGGGCGCGGTTCTTCAGCATCTCGAGCTCGGTCACTTGGGTCGCCGGAGCATCCTCGCTCTCGAGAGCCGGCGGGGCGGGAGGAGCAGAAACAGCCTTCTGGGCCGGGGGCATGAGTTTGCCGAACAGGTCGGCAGAGGACGGCGCGGTCATCGGTATTTCCTTAATAATGGGTTTCGATTTTGGTGAAAAATAAGGGGAGGAGAAGTGAATCTCCTCCCCTGGGTCGTAATGCGAGGAAAGAAACTTTCCCGGTCGAAAACTTTCGCGCATCTCACATGCGCGAAAGTTAGGATCAGATCGGGGCGACGGTCTTGATCAGACCGATGCGCTCCGGACGCTTGATCAGGGTGCCGTACCACCACTGGATCGAGCTGAACCCGGTCTTGCCGTAGGGGTCGTTCCGGTCCGCCGTCTCCTTGCCGGGCATCTTGGTCATGACGTTGAACTTCACCGTCTTGCCGTCGGTCTGGAAACCGATGGTGGTGAAGGAGTCGTCACCGATCACGAGCATCGGGTAGACGTCGTACTTGTCGGTGCCACCGACCGTGGTCGAACGGTAGCCCGGGTTGGACGACACCGCGGCGCCGACGCCGGCCCAGTGCAGCATCTCCGGCACCTGCACGATGCGGAAGGCGTCGATCGTGCCGATCTCGCCGTTCAGGATCGTGCCGGCATCGCCGTACTGCTGGACCGGGATGAACGCCGGGTTGTTGAACAGGTCCTTCATGCCCTTGAGCAGGGGGACGAGCTCGGAACCGACGAACATGACGCGGGCCGCCGGTAGCGTCTTGGTGTCGACCAGACGCGAACCGGTGATGACCTTGGTCTGCTTCGGCGTGCGGTTGTCCGTCAGCAGCTGGTCGAGCCGCATCAGGTCGGCATATTCCACGATCGACGGCGTGCCGCCCTCGGCCGTGATGGTGCCGTTGCTGGTGGCCGCGCCGGCGTAGAGCACCACGCCGGGCGCCGCGAGCAGGTCCTTCTGGAGCACGGCTTCGGTCAGCTGGACGGCACCGTTCATCAGCTCGGTGCTGAGGTGGTCCATCAGGCCGTCATCCGAGTCGAAATCCAGGCTGTCCTGGGTGAACTCGGTGAAGAAGCCGAACGAGGAGATCGAGCCTTCGCGAGAGAGACGGGTAAAGCCGACACGGTTGACGCGGCCGCCGACTTCCGAGAGAGCCGGGAGCTTGGACGTGATCGTGCCGACGTCCTTGGACGAGCCGTAGAGGTTGCCGTTGGCATAGGTCGCGCCGGCGGCATCCAGGCCCTGGTCGTTGATGTTGCGGTCGTCGAGCAGCGGAACGTACTCGTAGACCTTGATGGTCTTGCCGTAGTTCTTCGGCATACCGATGGTCGACGCGAGGGGCATGAAATACTGCTCCTTGCGCGCCGTGATGATCGCCTTCTTCAGCCAGAAGAAGGTCTGCATCTGGGAGGCGGAACCTCCCTCGTCGATGTCGGACTTGGTGCCGGCATTCGACTGAGTCGGGGCGTTATACTGAAGCACAAAAACCTCCTGGCCCCTCTAACCCAATGGATCAGAAGCGACCGTTAAATTGTTTCAAGAAATCGTCGTCCGCCATCTCGAGCGGATTGATGAAAGTGCCGGCCTTGCGGCTTCCGACAGTCTTGGTCGGGGCAGCGGCAGCGGCCTTGTCACCGTTCTGGACTGGAGCCTTCGGCGTTGCAGCCTTGGTCGCGAGAACCTGTGTCTGCGGGGTAACCCCCGGCTGTTTCTGGTTCGGGACCTGGGCATCCTGCGACACCTTGAAGCCGTTGGTGGCTTGCAGGTGGTCGCCGGCGATCCGGTAGGCTTGGAGGAACGGTGCGTTGTTCGGGATCTTGCCGAGCAGCCTCTGGCGGTCGATCTCCGCGACGATCTGGTCATAAAGGCCAGTGTCGCGCTGAGTTTGGATGACGCCGAGAAGTTCCGGGTTCTCCCAGAGTACAGCCTTGCTTTCTTCGTCCCACTCCCGGTTGATGGTCTGAAGCGTCTCGTGGCCGTTGTCGTGACGTTGGATGTCCGACAACGCTTCCTGGAACGCCATCTCCCGATCACTGACCGAGTGGTTCTTCGGAGAGTAGTTTACATTACCCTCCGTGTTGATATCAAGCGGGTCGATCCCGCTATCCTTGACGACTTTCTTGATGGCGTCAGGATTTTTCTGGCTGACGTCGATCAGGAAAGACAGGCGACTTTCGTCGAGGAGATTGTTCTTCTCCAGCATGCGCAGCACCTTGAGGTGCGGCTGGAGATCCTGGATCTTGCGCCCGTAGCCGGCACCCATCTGCATGAGACGGATGGCTTCCTCGGGCGTCTTGAGCTCGATGGTGCGACCATTCGCCTTGAAGGGCGTCATGATCTGCTTGAAGAATCCTTCGTAGTCCGGTGGGGTCTCCTGGCCCTGGCCCGCCGCATCTTTGGCGACAGCGCCTTCGGCCGCCGAACCAGTGGGTTGAGCCGCTTGCCCCGCTGCTGCCGGGGGAGCTTTGTCCGAGGCTTTGTCGGCGACCACAACGGCCGCTCCAGCCTTGGCATGCTCATCGCCGGCAGCAGCAGAAACCACAGTGCTGGGGGTTGCAGCTGCATCCTCACCGCTCGCATCGTCATTCCCGCCCTTGTCGTTCTGATCCGCCGCGGAGCTGGAACCCGGGGTTTCCCCCAGGTCCTTCTTGTCTTCCACGGCCTCGATTTTCGACGTAGGCGAGCTCATCTTGAGGAAGTCCTCGTCGGACATCCCCAGAAAATCTTCGCTGGCCTGCCCAGCGTTGGTGTTCGCGGTCGCGGTGGTCATGATCAGTCGTTCGCCCCCAGCGAGCGGAGCTCATTGAGCGTGCTGCGCATGTCGGGGAGCTCACGCTCGGCGTGGGCGCCCATCTGGATGGCCATCGAGAGGTAGCGCTTGGTGTGGCCGGTGGCGACGGCCATATCGAGAGCCGTCTTCTGCTGATCGGTCGTCAGGGCCGGATCGGCGGAGAGCTGCACGAGGCGCGCCGCCTCATTGACGAAATACTCCTCCATGAAGAGCTTCTTGAACTCGGGGATCTGGGAGAGCTTCAGGGCCATCTGACGACGCGCGACGAGTTCCTCGGCGTTCGCGATGTTGTCTTCCAGTTCGAGGATTTCCGACATAATCAGTCCCGGGGTTTCTGTGGGTTAGAGTTAACATTTACATGTTTATCCCCGGCATTAATGCCAGGTCAAGTGATTTTGATAATCGCCAAAAGATTATGTCGTTAATCCACCGACATTGGCAACCAGAGGATCGTGCTGGGCCTTGCTGAATTCGTTGAAGCCGACAGCAGCTTCCAGGTCCGGCTTGCTCTCACCGCCATTGGCCAGCTTCCGTCCCTTGACCAGCGCCTTGGTGATTTCCAGGTTCTGGTTCCCGGTCGACTGGGCAACCTGCTTCTGCATATCACGCGCGTGCGTGGTGCCGGTCTCCTGCTCGACCGTATTCAGGGCGCCCTGCTCTGCCTTGACTTCCTCGGATTTGATCTTGGCCTGGTTCAGAGCGATCTCCGACTGGAGCTTCTGGACCTCCATGGATGCCTTCTGGAGCTCGAGTTGCTTCATCTGCTCAGTCATCGGGTCCGGCTGCGGCTGGAAGTTCTCGATCTTCTTGGCCAGCTCGGGCATGCGCTTCAGGCGCGCAATTTCCGCCAGGATCATCTTGGTGATCCCGAAGTCCATGTTGTTGCCCATGGTCTGGAGCATGAATGCCAGGTCCTGGGACTTGGCATTGTCGATCTCGGCGGTGGAAATATCGACCTGCAGGTCAAAGTCTCCCGGCAGGTCCTCACGCTTGATCTCGACGAACTCCTCATTGGTGACGCGGACCACTTCCTTGTCCGACAGGAACACCGCGTTCATCGCGATGATTTTCTTGCCGATCAGGACCATGCCCGCGGCCAGGCGCCGGAGAATGCTCATCTCGCGCTTGGCTGCCGCGTCCAGGATTCCCCTGATGCCGGTAGCGACGTCTCCATAGGCATTCCCGGACAGGCCGCCGGAGAAGGCTTTCACGCCGGTGAGCGCCTCGGCCTCCTGGTTCTGGAGAGCCAGCATCTCCATGGCGGACTGGGGGATCTCCGGGTACTTGTGCTCGGCGATGCTCGTGGCCGGCGGCATGTTCGGGTTGAACTCATAATCCTGACCCGACTCGTACCGGCGCCGGTTGATCACATCGAGCATGCCCTTGGCGAAGCCCTGCTGACCATTGGCCGAGCGTCCCAGGAGGTCGATCATGCCGCGGGAGACAGCACCCAGGATCTTCTGGTTGTCCTCAAGCAGCTCGGCGTCCGGCTCACCCATCAGCTGGCGCTTGACCGGCATGTAGGGAGCGATGACGAACGGCGGCTTCTCATCCGGGAACGGGTTCTGCTCCAGGCGAACCAGGACGTCCCCGACCCAGGTGGCGATGATCGGGACGAGCGTCCCATCCTTGTTGATGTCGGCAAGGCCCCAATATTCATAGGCCACGACGCGCTTGCGCAGTGGATCCTTGTAGTTGAAATTGGTGTCCGTCGATTGGGGCGCGTGGTTCGACTCCAGTACCGGCGAAGCAGCT